ACTTGCACTTCTCAACCTCATGTTGAGAGTGCGAAGCGAATTGAAGAAAGCCGGAGCAGTTGGCGGCGGTCAATTTGTGCTGGAAATGCCACTGGAATATATCGTGTATCAAGACACCACGCCGCCGTATTACATGGGGGAAATGGTGACAAATTGGAGCCTGCCAGTCGTACAACGTGACGTGGCAGCAGTTCTGCAAAATTTATAAACAGGAGGTAGAAGACATGGCAAAAGCGACCACAGCAAACGCCACAGCAGCCGAAAAGGACGCTGAAAAGGTGCAGGCGGTAGAAAATACCAGTGAAGCGGAAAAAGCCGCAGAAACGGCAAATGAGCAGCCGGAAACGGTAAAGCTGATTTACATTGGACCGAACCTGCCAAAAGCAATGTTGCAGTGCAACAGAATTTTTGAGGGAACAGAAGAAGAAATTGACAAGGAATTGTCTTTTATTCTTGAAAAGTTCCCACTTGTAAAGAAAATGCTTGTTCCGACAACGGAACTTGCGGAGAAGAAAGACAAGGTGAAGACAGCCGGGAACGTATACAACAAGTGGTATTCCGACTTAAAAGCTGCCGCCCTTGCATACGCAGAACGAGAACAGGAGGTATAAGCAATGAGTGACGTATCACATGGAGTAAATGCCGGAAAGACCGACAGCGGAGCAATCACGCCCGTTTCCGTAGACACTGGCGTACATTTTGTGGTCGGTACAGCACCCGTGCAGGCGACCAACGGAAAAGTAAATGAAGTTATCATGGCTTCCAGCTACGCAGAAGCGGTGCAGGCGTTGGGATATTCCGACGACTGGAAAAAATACAGCCTTTGCGAAGAAATCTACACAGCGTTTACGCTTTTTAACAGTGCGCAGGTATTCTTTGTAAATGTGCTTGACCCTAAAAAGCATAAGAAGACAGTAGAAACAAAGGAAATGGACGTGGCAGACAACAAGATTGAATTACCACTGGAAGCAATCGCAGGAAGCGTGGAAGTGACTGGAAAGACAGCTGGGGAAGACTACGAAGTGTTCTACGGTGACACAGCCTGCATTGTGGAGTTTCTGAAAGAAACAACAGGAAAAGCAAACGTAAAATATGAAGTCGTGGACCCTACACAGGTTACAAAGAGTGACATTATCGGCGGTTACAGCGTAAGCACACACAAGACCACAGGGCTTGAACTGATTAACAGCGTGTTCCCACGCTTCACGAAAGTTCCAGACCTTATTTTGTGTCCGAATTGGTCACATGACCCGGAGGTTGCAGCCGTCATGTCTGCAAAGGCAGAGAACATCAACGGTCTGTTTGAAGCAGAAGCAATTCTGGACGTAGACTGCACAGAGGAAACAGGCGCAATCTACTATACAGAGGTGCCGGAGTGGAAAAAGAAAAAGAATTTCACAAAGAAAACGGAAATTCTTTGCTTTCCTAAAGTTGCGCTGGGCGATAGGGTTTTTAATCTTTCCACACAGCTTGCAGCCAGCATTTCTGCCGTAGACAATGCGACAGCATACGGCGACGGTACACCGTGCGAAAGTGCTTCAAACAAGGGCATACAGGCAGATAGAATGGTTGTTGCGGACGGTTCAGAAGTTATTCTGGACGTACAGCAGGCAAACTATCTGAATGAAAACGGCGTGGTTACAGCACTTAATTTCTACAACGGTTTTGTAAGTTGGGGGAATTATACAGCGTGCTACCCTGCCGATACTGACATGACAAATTATTTCTACTGTATCAACCG